ATATTTGACAATCCGCTATGGCTATTCGAGAACTCGAAAGAGATAAGACAAGAGTTTAACAAGAACATAGTTAGTATGAACAATAATATTTCTGAATTTATATATTTTCACTATATGACTTTAAGAAATGATACAGAGTTTTGGAAAAAGTTTTCATATGAGAATGCACCAAAAGATCTGCAAGAAAAAATTAGCAAGTGGAAGGTCAGACTTCCAAACAAGTTTGACTCTGGAGAGCACTGGTCATCAAATAGTTGGACCTTTGTAGGCTCTGCACACAACACAATTAATAAAGATATTGCAAAAGCATATATAGAAAATTCTGCAGACTATAAAAAGGGTGCTGATATGTATGACTATTACAAGAAATATCAAGACTACAAGGTGTCAGAATGTATAGATCATAGACAATTTTTGGAGGGATTAAAATGAAATTTAGAACAGAGTGGATTAATGCTCTAAAGACAATGAGACACAAAGAGTATTGGAACAAGCCAAATACTGTTGAGTTCTTTGCTTTTATGACAAAAATATCTATTATATTTCCAGGCTTACTATTCGGTAAGCAATGGTGGTGGCTATACATCTTTGCATTGGTATCAAGCCTTGCATTGATTTGGTCATCGACAGTTAAGACTTTGCCTACAATTATTTGGTTTAATATCCTGTGGACAATTCTTGCCGTAAGTGCTATAATTAAACATTGGGTCTAAGGGGGCTTATTATGTATCAGTATTATGTAAGAAAAGTAGAGAATGTAGTAGATGGAGATACCATTGACGTTCTTATTGATTTAGGGTTTGATATCTTGTTTGCATCTCGTGTAAGGTTGGCTGGGATCGATACCCCAGAGTCTCGCACAAAAGATCTTGCTGAAAAGGCTCTTGGACTTGAAGCCAAGGAGTACTTAAAGAAGTCTTTAAAGGACGCTAAGTCTGTTGTTATTAAGACTGAGAAGATGGACTCATCTGAAAAGTATGGTCGTATTCTTGGTTGGGTCTATGTAAATGGAGATACAGAATCTCTCAATGATAAGATGATTAATGATGGCTATGCCTGGGGATATATGGGAGACACAAAGGTCAAAGATTTTGATGCTTTGAAGAAGGCCAGATCAAAGTCAGGTAAGTAATGGACATCAAGAAGCAAGAACTCTTGAATCATCTATTAAACCAGGGAGCAATTCAGATGGCTGATATTGACTATGAAGGCAATGTTCTTTATAGCATTACTGATAAGTTGCAGCAGGTCCATCCAGATTTATATGCAGAACTTAAAGAGCAGTATGAGGACCACATGTTTAAACTAATTAAGAAGGGTCCTTCTACAATGAATTGGAGAATCAATGTCTGAAGCAGGGGATAGAATTGAAGAGTTGATCTTAAGCGGAGCACTTGAGGTTTCTGGTGTAGATATTGACACTGGAGAAATGCTTTACAACTTTACAGACAAACTTAAAGACATTAGTCCTGAACTATTTAAAGATATGTCTGACTATATTTCTACAGAAACTATGTCTTTATGGGCTGAGGGTTTCTTAGATATAGATGTAACTGAAACAAATCCAATGGTTAGGCTTACTCCAAAGGCTTTTGACAATGCTGAGATCAGCAAACTCAGCAAGGAAAAGCAGTACACCCTAAAAGAGATTATAAGGATAATTAGTCTACAGATGTAGTATAATTACCTTGGAGAAACTATGGAATACTTTTTGGGTTCAGTAATAACAATGGTTGCGATGTTCGTTGCGACCAAGTTGATATCTTCAGAAAAAAATGTCATAAAAGAAAACCCTTTCAGATATAGCCAAAGCCATATCCATGAGATTATTTCTCCTTTAGTGCCAAATCTAAGAGAATATAAAAAAATTATTCCACGCCAATCAAGGAACCAAGAAGAAAAGACAAATATTAAGGTTGTTATTTTTGATAACAAAGCCTATTTTGTTAGAGATGCAAAATTCTATTGTGCAGAAATGCACGGTACAGAGATAGACGGAGCCAATGCAACCCTAGTTGACACGATGGGTATGGATAAGGTACAATTAGATAAGATGCTGTTTATAATGGATCAACTTAGAGACGGGAAGAAAAATGATAGTGGGGATTCAAGGGACCAGTAGTTTTGATGACTACAAGGTTTTTCTTAGAGCCATGGCTGTTACGATGTCTTCTTTAAAGGAAGATGATCCGTACTTCTATCTCTATTCTGCAGGACCAGCCAACATTAACTTAATGGCTATGGAGTTTTCTAACCTGTCAGAACGAGGGCTAAAGGCTCGTGGTAAAAGTATTAAGTATAAGGCTGTTCCACCATCGTGGATTACAGAAAATATTTCAGATATAAACTACTTTGCTTTTTTAAGTAAGGAAAGAGAACAGGTGTCAAAACTTGTTGACGATGCAAAAACAAATAATGTCGAATACGGCATTTTTAGGTACTAGGAGATCATAATGCAAATTAAATCATTAGAGAAAATGGAAGCAATTGTTAATAACAACAAGGCTTTGATGTGGGATGGGTGGACAGTAGTTAATTCTTATCCTTCTGAGAAGGGTAGAACAGCCCCACAAGGGGCCTTCAAGGATGGCAAGTGGCACATGCAGCGTCGTTTTGTACCTTCTAAGAATGGATGGGATATACCAGACAAGTTTGTGAGTTAATATGCCAAAGCATGAATGGAAAGATGATGCTTTGTGTTTAGATTACGACACAAATATATTCTTTGAAAAGTATGAAGATGATGAACTTCTAAGACCAGCAGTAGACAAACTTTGTTCTATGTGCCCAGTGTCTAAGATGTGTTTTGCCGTTGGTGTTTCTCAAAAAGAGTGGGGAATCTGGGGTGGAGTCTACCTTGAAAGTGGACAGATATCTAAAGAGTTCTCCAAGCATAAGTCTAAGATAGACTGGGCAAACACTTGGCAAAGATTAACAACGGAGCAATAATATGGAACAATGGATGAACAACTATGCATCATATGTGCTTGCAGGCAGTGGTGTTGCAGCAATATATTTTATTGGAAGAAAGCGCATATGGGGATGGATCTGGGCTACTCTTAATGAAGCAATGTGGATATATTATGCAATAAGCACTAAGCAGTATGGTTTTATATTTGCTGCAATAGCCTATTCAATTGTTTATATTAAATCATATTTGCACTGGAAGAGAGAAGATTAATGTACACAGACTCAATGAGAAGAGCATTTAGATCATTAAGAGGACCAAAGGGTTTTCAACTACAAATAGTTGACCACGATCATTTCTTAACAGTAAAGGCAAGTGAAAAAGAGTTCATGAGCCTGTCTGGTGAAGAAAGAAAAGAAGCCGTGGAGTATATGATTCGTGCAAAGAAAGCACTAGAAGAGAATGGGGCAATCGTAATGCTGGTAAGAGAAGGTGGCAAAGAAGAATGATTGATTTAATTGCATTCTCAATAGTAATTATTTTATTCTTTATGTTAATAGTTAAGTATGTTAGGGTTAGTATAAAGTTATCTCAAACTACGATAGAACTAATTAAGGCACACATAGACAAAACCCTTATATCTGAAAAACTTGCTGAGTTGGCAGATCAGCCAAGGGGACCTTCAGATCCATCTGCAGAAGCATTCTTGAAGTTTGTTTCAGATTCTAGAGACTGGGCCTACCAGTACATTGATGAAGTCCAGCAGTCATTAGATAAGTTTATTTCTGATGTTGAGCCAGAAATACTGTACTTTGATACCTATGGAGACCTTATGGCTGCAGAGCCAAACTACAATTCTATGAAGAAAATATCAGCCTCAGTCAAAGAATTAAAGAACTTGCTGCCAGAAGACTATGGTAAAATAGATAAATGATAACCTTCAAATCATACGAAGATCTGGCATATGAGGCTTTTTATTCATGCCATGTATTAGAGTGTGAGGTTGAAGCAGAGAAACTGTATGCCACAGAAACTCAAATCAGAGATGTCTGTATAGATCATTATACAGAACTAACAAAGTAATATCCTAGGAGGAATGAAATGAATAAACAAATCAAAAACGCACTAGCGTCATACGGAAGATCAGTACTTGGAGCAGCAACAGCAATGTATGCCTCTGGTGTAACAGATCCAAAGACACTAGCATACTCACTACTTGGAGCACTAATCCCCGTAGCATTGAGAGCAGCCAATCCTAACGATCCTGCATTTGGCAAGATGCCATCTGTAGAAGAGGTAGACAGAGCAGTTAAGACTGCTAAGGTTGTTAAGAAGACCGCAAAGAAGGCTCCTGCAAAGAAGTCATCTGGCGGAGGAAAAACTCAGCAAGTAAAGTAATCTTACTATAGACTGGCAGGCTTGTTATTTGACAGGCCTGCTTTTCTATGCTATAATATTTATACCTGCCCAATAGGGGGGTAAATTAACTTATTCGCTTGAAAGGGGAATAACATGGTAATAACACATCCTAGGGATCTATTCAATGATCCTTTTTTTATTGGCTTTAACAGAGAGTTAAATCGCCTAAATACAGCACATAAAACAAACTCACAGTCATACCCTCCGTATGATCTAATCAAACTAGATGAAGATACATACAAGATTTCACTGGCTGTCGCTGGTTTTTCAAAAGACGATATTGATGTTTCAGTAGATAACGGAACATTGATTATCAAGGGTGAGATTGTTGAAGTTACAGATGCAGAGGTAGTTCATAAGGGAATCGCAGGAAGAAAGTTCGTAAGATCTTTTGCACTGGGAGAATATATGGAAGTAACTTCTGCAGAACTTAAGGATGGCATGCTGCATGTTCATGTAGTACGCATTGTTCCTGAAGATAAAAAGCCCAAGTCTATTAAAATTAAGTAGTATAATAGATAACATTCCGCTATGAGACTTTAAAAGGTTTTGCAACGGATACTCCCATGAGGGGAGAGTTGGCAGGAGTTGAATCTTCGTGGCTAATAGACCTGAGCAGTCGTCTATAAACTGCTCATTATTCATCTAAAGTTATTTGTTTGTTTACCATTTATAACAAAAGTTTATAGTGTTGTCAGATATACTATAAGTATGAAATTTAAATTCATTGCTTTACCAATAGTATTAGCCATATTTGCTAATGCTTTTTTTATTACCCCTTCACATGCTGATAACCTTCAAGGTGCTGGATCTACATTTGCTGCTAATTTTATAGACAGATGCAGGGTCGAATTTATGAAATCAACAGGAGATTCTGTTGTCTATGGAGCATCAGGCTCAGGTGCTGGAAAGAATATGTTTTCAAATGGAGTAACAGACTTTGCTATGTCAGATGTTCCTTACTCTGGTACAGAACAAAAACCATCAAAAGAGTTTACCTACGTGCCATTAGTTGCAGGGCCAATTGGAATTATCTATAAACTTGACGGATACAAGATTACTATTAAAATGAGTAAAGATACCCTAGCCAAAGTTTTTGCGGGACAAATAACAATGTGGAATGATCCACAGATACTAAAAGAAAACCTAATAGGAACAAGACTACCAAAAATACCAGCAACTAAGATTAGGGTTGTATATCGTGTTGATGGTTCTGGAACTTCAGAGGTTTTCACTTCATATTTAAATGCTGTGGCTCCAACAATTTGGACAAAGCCAGGGAACAAAAACTTTGGAACCGCATTTCCTGGAGATATATCTAAGCAGTACATGAACAGTGCTTCTGGATCACATGGAATTGCAATGGTTCAGGGAACTACAAATGGATCTATTGGATACAATGAGATATCATATGCAAGAGGATTAAAGACAATCTCTGTTGAGAATGAGGCTGGAAGGTTTATCCAACCAACAGTAAGTGCAGCGTCAGTATTCCTTGGAGACTTTGTTCCAGATAAGAGTGGTGTGGTTAAGATTAACTATAAAAACCCTAACAAATTATCCTACAACATATCTACATTTACCTACGGTGTAGCATACAAAGAAAAAAACTCAAAGAATGATTCAGTTAAAAAGTTCTTCAACTTTATGCTTGATACCTGTGGCAAGAAGGCTGAAGATCTTGGCTACTCTCCAATCAGAAGTGCTATGCTCAAGTTTTCAAAGGCAAGAGTAGCAGAAATAAGTTCAAAGTAGCAGTATAATAGAAGTGTCCCACACAGGACCTTAGTGATGGATTAGTTACCCATTGGATAGAGACCGTGGCGCAAGTCAGGTGAATTGCTTGTGTGGGACCTAACATTTGGCGGTATAATAATATCAATGACTGACAAAGAGTTAGACAATTATAATAAGCAGCAGTATAAGAAGATGCTTGCTAAGATAAAAGAGGATTCTGGCTGTGTAGACTGTGGTGT